ACGCAACGTCTGAGTCTGGCCAGAGTTGTTGCGAAAGATGACGAAGCCAGCAGGGTTCGACATTGTTGATCCGCCGGGTCCTGCGTCGGTTCGGAGGTGCCGGTAGGACATGTCGGTTGGGCGAACCGGGACGTGGTGGTGCACTTCTTGACTGCCGTGCTCTCTGTAGGACCCATTCAACATCAGCTGGTCCACGGTGATGCCAGCACTCGTCACAACGCTACTGGAAGGAGGCAGAACGGTGATCCATTCTCCCCCGCGCAAAGACACTGGGGTCGTGTTGATCCCCAGGATGTCCCAGCAAGTGGGCATATAGCGCTGGGCCCCAGCGCCTCCAGCTGCGAGTGACGTGGCAATAGGCCACGACCGAACAGGAACAAAGGCAGTGCGGGTGTTCAGACTGTTGGTCCAAGAGGACCCAGCGGTGAGTCCGGCGTAAACCCCAATAGCAGGGGCAATGGTGCCGTCGTCACTGTAATTTGACTGATAAGGGCCAAGCCACCGCGCTGTGGTCAAACTGTCACTGAAGTAGTCCACATGGTACGCAATTCCGTCCATCGAGACGTCGTCTTGTACACCCACTGCAATCCACAACTCGGTGTTGTTAGCAACCTGGGTCGTGATGCTAGAAACAGCCCGAGCCGGCTGGGCCGCGAGAGTGGGCTGCGGGTTGAAGGACATGAACGGCGGGGCCAGATCAGTGGAGAAAGCCGAGGAATTAGCTTTCAAAAACTTCTCAAAAGAAGGAGCCACTTTCTTCGCTTTAGGCTCTCCGGCCTTGAGTCTAGGCTGCCGCTGCTTGCGTCCTGGCTTGCTGCCGCCGGGAAGGACGACGTGGGCGTCTCTGCCAATGATGGCAGGGAGGCCGGGATCAGCTTGCCCAAGCAGGTTGTTAAGCTGCTTTTGCATCTTGCGCATATCAGCGGTTGCTGTACGCTGACGACCTTTGGCCTTGTTTGCACGATTGCGGCGGCGTGGTGCATTTTGATTGATTCTGACTGACATAGTAATAATTTCGGTATTGCGGCGTCCCGCAACATATGCC